TAATGAAACAGCCTACAACAGTCAGCGAACATATCATTGCTCTTTATGGGCATGTTAAAGGACTGAAGGCGGCTATTAATAATATAAGAACAAACGATTTAAAACATATGCACCAAGATATAGATAAACTAGATTCTAAATTTGATAAATTAACTGCATGGATTGTTTATGGTGTAGGTGCTGTTGCAATCGTGTTCTTAACCCAAATACTTTACATTTTCGCAAAATAAATATACAAGTGGAACTTGTATGGCTAATAAAAGAATTTTAGTAATAAGTGATATGCATTTGCCATATCAACATAAAGATTCAATAATATTTTTAAAAGAAATTAAAAAAGAATATAAACCAGATATGGTTGTAAATATTGGCGATCTTTTGGATTTTCACGCAATAAGTATGCATGAACATAATCCAGATTTATATTCTGCTGGACACGAATTAGATAAAGCAAAAGAATATATAAAACAAATTGAAGATATATATCCTGAAGTAACAGAAGTAGATTCAAACCATAGTAGTTTAGTATATAGACGAGCAT